AAGAGGCGATTCTCATTCACTTAGTGTATGGAAGCCTGGTTTTGGTCTTGATAGAACAGACGGTAAAACTCTGTTTGGCTTCTTAAAAGACGCAGATACTCTTGTTGATACGTGGAATGAAAAGTATGACGAGACTGTAACTTACTTTTCAAATATCGACATTAGATTTCACTTAATGAGACAAGATAATCCTGAGCAAGCAACTAAAGATTTATTCAATCGATATATTGAATTTAGTTCTAAGTTAAATAATAATACTATAGTTGAGCCACTACCTATAGAACATGAATCAAGAAAACTACCTGGTACTGGATTATATAAAGGACAGAAGTATTTTGGCACAAGACAAGAAAGAATGCATTTGAGACAAATTATAATAGATTTAATAAGACAGTCTGGACAAAAATATTTAAGCTGGCCTGAGCAATGGATTGATGAAGATGGTACAAAGATGTTTGAGTACATGGAACCTAAACAGTCAGTGCATCTACGCCCTCGCCATTATATGTTTGCTAGTGAATTCATAAAATAGACATATTTATTATAGATAGACAGTTAGGGCAATTAACTATCTATAATAACTTATTGGATCCATGAACCATTGGTCATTGCCCGACCTTTGTTTCCTCTGGATCCATTTTTATTTTATGCTAGGAATATATAAAATTACAAGTCCAACTAATAAAATCTATATTGGTCAAAGTAGCAATATAGAATCAAGAAAATATGGGTATCAATTATATGGAGCAATTAACCAACCAAAATTACATAGATCTTTAAAAAAATATGGCTGGGAAAAACATATATTTGAAATATTACACATATTACCAGAAGACACAAATCAAAATATAATAAACATATATGAAGTATTTTATTGGCAGCAATATAAAGATTGTGGATTTTACATGTTAAATGTAAAAGAACCTGGAAGTAATGGTAAACATAGTATAGAAACAAGAAAAAAGATAGGAGCATCCCTATTAGGAGAAAAAAATGGAAATTATAAAAGAGATTTTTCAAAAGAGCATAGAAAAAAGATTGGAGACAAATCTAAATTAAGATCAAAAGAATCAAACAATAAAATAAGAGAGGCGCAGTTAGGAAATAAAAGCCGTCTAGGTAAAAAGCACAATCAAAAAACTATAGAGATATTAAGAGAGCGATCTAAAGGAAATAAAAATATGCTCGGAAAATATCATACTACTGAAACAAAAGAACTAATAAGACAAAAAAGCTTAAGAAAAATAGAGTGCCCTTATTGTAAAAAAATAGGAGGTATAGGAATAATGAAAAGATGGCATTTTGATCACTGCAAAGATAAGCTTTCTAATTAATCATATTTTATTTATATTACATAAAAAGTTATGACACCAAAAGAAAAAGCAAACGAGTTAGTACAATGGTTTCTAGATGAAGGATTACCTTCCTTTGGCAGATATCAATCAACTGAAACAGAAGATTTACAAGGAGCTAGATTCTGCGCTACTAAAGTAGTAGACGAGATATTTAAAACAGGTCTTTTAGAAGGTTCAACTTTAGGTATTAATAAAAAATATTGGCAGGAAGTAAAACAAGAAATAGAAAAGCTATAACATGCAGAAATTTATTATCAACGAAAAGCTACTTGAAGCACTAGACGAATACGATAAACGTAGTCTATTAATGCAACAATACGGTAGCTTAGGCCTTCCTTATGAAGGCGATTTGTACAAAGATGTAAATGATGATCTAATCTATCATGTACCTATTTACGATACAGCACATCGTAGGTTTGCTGCATTCTGCGCATTTACTGAAGCAGTATGGTATAAAGAAGAAGACATAAGAGGAATGGGCCATCACTTTACAAATCATGATATTAAAGATGACTTTGATTGGTTCATGCTCTTCTATTTGTTTAGGCTTTGTGGTTCTGGTATTAATTATGTACCAAGATATAAGAAGGACCATATCAAGGACATCCTGGGTACGCATGGTTTCGGTAACTTCTGGATCGTGGATTCTATATTGAAAGAACATTACACGTGGCCAGAATGGAAGCAGGACCTTTATAACCGCATCACACCTTTTACAGATAATAAAGGCTACTTACTTCCTCAGTTCACATTTGAGAATGAGACTAGAGGTCATTTGAGAAAGTTTATTCTAGAATACTCAGAAGGATTAGTTAGACACATTTACGATGCAGTTAAAAGTAAGAGATACGACATCTACCAAGTTACAGACTTAGGTAACGAGTACCTTAACAACTTAGGCTTTAAGAAGCAAAACTTTGTATTGACTGCATTTGCAGCAGACTTAGGTGAATATTTCCCTAACATGGTAAACCCTAAAGGTTGGGTATATGCAGGAACAAATGCAGTTCGTTGTATTAATGCTATCTTTCCTAAAGTTAGCCCTAGAGTAAAAGAGTTCGAGTACATCAATGAAGTATTACAATTCTTGTCTAACAGATATAACTTAAACCCAATTGATTGTGAAGATAGTAGAGCTTGTGACGTAGTTCGTTATTTCCAAGAGTATCAATCAGACCAACATGTAATTAAAAACAACGGTCGTAGAATGAATAATAACACAATTCTTAAACAAACATGGGGCCATGATAAGTATTATGACTTCGCTCGTAAATTAAAATAAATTATAATGAAAAAAATCGCACTCATAGTAGTTAGCCTACTAACGGTATTGTTTAGTTGTAAAAGAAATGAAGCTATTAAATTTGATAAAGCAGTAAAGATTCATGAAGGATCTTTTGCATTCTGCGGTGCATCTGGAGCAATTCCTACAGGAAAAAAGATTATTGTTCAAGGAGTAGAGTATGATGAAGGATGTGCAATATGTCCTGTATTAGATGGCCCATCTATTTCTAACTTAGCAATGGAAGGTGTTAGTGGAACTTATGGTAAGTTTAATGTAAACGAAAACTTCCAAACTCCTGATGGTACAGATAATACAGTATGGTCTTTATTTTGGTACTACGATTCAACAACTACAGTACCTCAATTTAATCCATCATCCTGTAAGTGGGAATTATTACCACCTGTAAATCGTGCGTTTATTATAAATCTTGATAATCCAAGTACAAGTGAAAGTAATATGTTTGCAATGCCAGGTGTTATTTTCGATACAACATCTACTGGTATTGTGTTAGCTAAAGTATATGGTCCACTCAATGAAGCCGCAGTACCATTACGCAAAGCAATCCCCGTTAAATCAGGAATGACATCTATAACTGCAGCTAAAGAAGGATCTCCTTATCCTGTAGGAACACCTGTACCTATTAGTCAATTAAGCAAGGATCTTCAGGAAAAAGAAAAGAACAAATAAAATACTAATTGATGTTTATAAACAAAGCAACAGATCAATCAAACTTAGACATGTCAGATGGTAGAGACTTAAACTACTATCTTGAAATGACTAAAGACTATAAGCCTGATTTTGACTTCTCGATAAAACAAATCGATGGCTACAATGTGATTGATGATGGAGAGTTCCAGTATGGTAGTAAAGCCAAGATGGGAGACTTCATGATTAGTCAAGTAAAAGAAGACACTTTAGTTTACGTTGCACCAAGAACAGGTTATGCTCCATACTCGCTTACGTATCTTGCAAAGAAGTATAACAAAAAGCTAGTGCTATTTATGCCTGCATCTAAAGAAGCTTCTGAACATCAACTACGTGTTATTGAAGACGGTGCTACGCCTATCTTCTTAAAGACACCTGCTATGCCAACTATAAATGGTTGGGCAAAAGAGTTTGCGCAAAAGATTGGTGCAAAGTATCTACCATTTGGTCTTAAACATGAACAAGTAGTAGCAGGCGGAGTTAAGATATTCCATGAAGCTTTCAAAGATAAGAATATAGACGAGCTATGGTCAGTATTCTCAACAGGTGTATTGTCCAGAACACTTCAGATTGCGCTTCCTGATACTAAGTTTAATGCTGTAGCAGTTGCAAGAAATGTGCAACCAGGTGAACTTGGCAGAGCTAAATTCTACGCCTATCATAAAGAGTTCCTTAAAGATTGTGACATTGACACTCCATTTGATTGTATCAAAACATATGACGCAAAAGGTTGGGACTATATGAAACGTTATGGCCACTCTGGAAATTGGTTCTGGAATGTTGCTAGAAATATGCCAAAGCCTACAATAAAGCCAAGTGATGTTAACTCTCAAAGAGAGTGGGGCGACAAATTAGACATTATCAAGTACTTAGGAGAATAGTTTTACCATTTATCAATTCTGTTTTATATTTATTCCATGAATATACTAGAACAAGCAAACGAGATCATCTACAAGAGATCTGAGGAAAAGGCTCGTCAATATGGGCCAATGCAAGAAGGTATGCAGGAAGCTGCCAAGATTGCATCGTTATTAAGTCGTAAAGAATTAACTGCAGTCGATATGTACAATGCAATGATTGCTCTCAAGTTATCAAGACAGGCTTATAACCACAAAGAAGACAATTTATTAGATTGTGTTGCGTATATTGCTTCACTAAACGATTATCAAAATGCTCAAAATGAAAATACAAAAGTTACGAAACGTAAAAACACCAAATAGAGGTACATCTGCTTCAGCAGGTATCGATTTTTATGTCCCAGAAGATTTTGAAACAGCATCATTAAAACCAGGTGAGTCGGTATTAATTCCATCTGGCATCAGAGTACAAGTGCCAAGAGGCTATGCATTGATCGCATTTAACAAATCAGGAGTTGCTGTTAAGCAAGGACTATCTGTTGGTGCATGCTGTGTCGACGAAGATTACACCGGCGAGGTCCATTTACACATGATCAATACATCAAATAAGGATCAAGTAATTGCGACAGGACAAAAGCTAGTGCAATTTATATTAATACCTGTTTCATATATGGATGTTGAGGAGGTAGAAGTATTACCAGAAAGAAACACAGAAAGAGGTACTGGAGGCTTTGGTTCAACAGGATTATAATATGAATAAACTAGACACAGTATTTATAAACATAGCAAAAGAAACCTCTACTCTGTCACACTGCGTTCGATCAAAAGTCGGCGCAGTTTTAGTTAAAGACGGCAATATCATTTCTTTTGGTTATAATGGTACTCCGTCTGGAATGAATAATTGTTGCGAGGAGAACGATGTCACTCTAAAGCATGTTATTCACGCAGAGTGTAACGCAATTCTTAAAGCTGCCAAAACAGGCAACTCTGTGGATGGTTCCACTTTGTACTTAACACTTAGTCCTTGTTTAGACTGCTCTAAACTTATTTTGCAATCAGGAATAAAAAGAGTTGTATATTTGACTAAATATCGTAACTCTGAAGGTATTGACTTTCTTAATCAATTTATACAAGTAGAACAATATGATTTATAAGAATCCTACCGAAGCATTTGAATTGATATATCAAGACATCATGAATGATGGTGAAGACTTTGCTAATACTAAAGCAAAATTCAATCAATCATTCACTATTGAAGATCCTCTAGATAAAGTCATCAAAACACCAGTTCGTAAGTTCAATCAAGACTATGCTGAATACGAATGGCATTGGTATCAAAATGGCAATCGTGATGCATCAGAGATAGCTGAACGTGCTAAGATATGGAAACAAATGATGGTACCAGGTACTACAGAAGTAAACTCTAACTATGGCTACTTCTGGAATTATAACAATCAACTTGTAAAAGTTATTGACGAACTAAAGAGAAATAAAGAAACACGTCGTGCTATTGTTGTACATTACATACTGCACGAGATAGACAGATATAAGTATGACACTCCTTGTAATGATGTACTTAACTTCTATATCAAAGATGATAAGTTACACATGACTGTGTTTGCTAGATCTATCGATCTTGTGTTTGGCTTCTGTAATGATCAATACACATTTGCTAAGCTTATGGAACATGTATCTCGTAAGACAAAATATCCTGTAGGCCAAATGCATTGGTTCATTACTAACCTACATGTTTATCCTAGGCATTATGATATGTTTAATAAATAGAATATGACACGACAAACAGCAATGCAATCATTATGGGATTATATAGATGCTAATTGTCACGAAGACAGTTTTAATATCCAAGATTTGAAAGAAGTGTCTATTCAAAAAGAGAAAGAGCAAATCATTAATGCAATTATGTATACATTAGATGAAGATGGTCATACAGGTGATTGGAAGATCAAGTTTGCTAATGACTATTACAATAAATTAAATAAAGGTTATGATATTCGAAACACGACTGGAGAGAGATTTTTTGGAGACTCAACTTTCCAAACTCCATAAAAAGACTTACAATCAGTTTATATGGTGGAGGCGTTATCAGCAAAGGCAAACTCTGCATGATAAGAGAACTCTATATGAAAAGATAGTCAATGGAGACTATGAGCATTCTGACTATTATTACCAAGCAGAACATGAAAACTATTTGCTTGAAGATGCTACACAACACTATAAAACATACGAAGAAAAGGTAGACAAAATAAGTCTATTTAGAACTAGGTATAAAAAGCTTCAGGAAGATTATCTCAAAGAAGAAACTGAGATCATGAAGAAGATGAAAAAAGACTTCCGTATCGCATTCAGAATACCAGAGGAAGAACTTGAGACTATCATGGAATCTTTTGACGGTACTACACTAGAGCTTTATAATCACGTAAAAAAGTTGAAAGTATAACTTTATTTAAACTCTAATTGAATATTTTTATATCTTAATTTAATTTAATATATTTATCAAAAGAAAGGTTATGGAGATTCAAGCAAAAGATTCCTTTTTCAAAAGTTTAAAGAGATTAGCGTGGCATCAAAGTAGTCTTTATAGACTATATGATCTATTCCGCTCGGGTATTCCTGGGTTCATTAAGAACGTATGGAAATTTCGTAGTGAGCTGTGGTCCCATAATTGGTGGGATTATAAGTTCACACTAGAGATTATGAAAAAATCTCTTGAAATCCAAGAACAGGGTATGCGATTAAAGGGTCTAGAAATATCTGAAACCTTGGATAAGAAAGTAAATAAAATGCAAAGAGCTATTGAGCTTTTGCAGAATAAGATAGATGACAATTATATTGAAAGAACAGAGAAGGATTTTGGTGAGCTAATAATGAAAGATTGGAAGTTTGAAGAGACAAATGAAGGTAATTACGTTCTTGTAGATGAAGATACAGAAGATGAAAAGAAACATAATAGGATGATCTTCAAAAAGGCTCACGAACTAGAAAATAAAGAATGGAAAGAGTTGTGGCAAATTATAGAAGGAAAGAAGTACAAAGAGTACAAGGATTATGATGGGTCGGACATGAGAGGATGGTGGGATTAGCTATAAAATTATTACTTATGATAGGCTTTATTGTATTGTTTATTGCTATTGCTGCTTCCATTGTTTGGTTATGGTCAGGAGGAATTGATTACATTCACAAAAAACATCCTGATTACAAAGGAGAGGACTTTTTAGATTTCGATAAGAAAGTTAATAAAATAGCCGGTAGAGATTCATGGGATGATCTACACGATGAAATTTACTAAAGACTAAATTTAAACAGTTATGAAACAAGTTTTTGATAGAATAAAAATAGGATTGTTTATCGCAGTAGTCCTAGTAGCCATCCTAGTAATTAGAGATCAGAGAACTAAAATTGAAAAGTATCAGTATTCAGAAGGAATGCTTCAAGGAGGTGACATTGCAAAACAGCAATACATAGACTCACTAAAAAATGTCATTGATTCACTAGAGTCTAAACTATTTGCAAAAAAATAAAGAGTATGCCCATATTTCAAAAGAAGCGAGTGTTTATAGAAGCAATTCAATACACAGACCCAGAGTCAGTAAAGAAGATCATAGAAATGAAAGGATCAGGAATAGGAATTAACAATTCAGAAGAAGGTCTTTATATAGCTACACTAGAAGGAGTTATGAAAGCAGACAAAGGAGACTGGATTATTAAAGGAGTAAAAGGAGAATTATATCCTTGTAAGCCAGATATTTTTGAAATGACATATGAACAAGTATATGAGTAAACCCATCTTTATTATTAGATTACCAAAATCTGAATATAATTCATATGAAACAATAGAATCTGTAAGTAAATATATTAAAACTCATCCTATAGATAAAGATTATCATGTTTTAATTATAGTAGATGAATTTACAGGTAATAATAGTATAAAATTTGAATGTTACAATGCACCTCATACTGAGATTGAGTTTGAAGAACTAAAAAGTAAAATATTACAATTATTAAATGTATAACAATGAATATAGAATTCAACTCAGTTAATTTTACTATAAATGAAGCAGGTGAACTTGAGTATCATGGAAAAGTTATTACAGTTCATAATGAATTTAGATACATGTCTAAAGAACAAAAGTTAGATATTTTACTTACGTTTATTGACTGGGCAAATGATGAAATTAAAACATTA